TTGAACCTAATTTCGGCGACACCAGGTATGACATTCCAAGGCCGGGGCGGTTATGTAAATGGACGTATGCAAGTGAATTGCTTAGCGCCGACGAAATCACTAGCTAAGTCATTAGCTCAAGCGGCACGCGATGCGCTTGATGGCTATGTAGGTACAACGGACGGAACTATGTTTAGTTATATCCTTACGCAAAACTTCCGAGATATACCAGTGGTAGTTCTGCCCGGTGCAGCGACTCCCGCTAGTTATGGCGTATCGGTTGATGCGCTGTTCATGGCAGCAGAATGAAAAGGATGGTGAGTTATGAGCGTAGGTGGCTATGGTACACAGATGGCGTATGGGAATGCACCTACGCCAAGCGGCACAACCTCGTGGACGAATTTCGCAAACGTGATTGACATTAAGAATGCGATGAAGATCGTCGCGAAAGACATTGATACATCGACGCTCACGTCGCCCGGCGAGTTTGAAACGTCCGCGCCGGGCTGGGCTAAGGGCGATAACGTCGAAATGAAAATCCAGTTCGACAAATCGCAAAATGCGACGGTTTATGGCCTATTCCGTCAGCCGCTTGGATACAAAATCACGTTCCCCGATGGGACTCAGCCGACCACCGGCTCACAGTGGCTATGGCCCGGCTACATCAACGGATTCGGAAACGAAGTGGACCGCGAAAATCTCGTTACCGCCGACATAACGGTCAAGGTCGCCGGTCAACCGGTGTTTATCCCCGCATCCTAAACCGCAGATATGGAGTGGATCATCATGCTTTCAAAAGAATTGATTCTAGGCGCATCCGACTTGCCGATTGAGGAAGTACAAGTACCCGAATGGGCTGGCGTTGTTTACGTCAAGACCCTCAAGGGTCGGGAGCGCGATGCCTTTGAACAGAGCATCATCGACGCCAAAAAGAAGGGCGGTACAAACCTTGTGAATGTCCGCGCACGCTTGGCTGTCCGCGTTCTTACTGACGATAAGGGCAACCGTGTCTTTACCGACGCGGATGCCGATGCGCTTGGCGAGAAATCCGGCAAGGCACTTGATCGCATTTTCGACGTTGCCCAACGGCTGAGCGGCATCGGCGCGAAAGAGGTTGCAGAGCTTGAAAAAAACTGATTGCCCGGCCTGAGCGGCAGTTCTATCTCCGACTGGCCGCTCGGCTGGGCATGACCGTGCGGGAATTGTTGGAACGCATCGACGCGCTGGAATTATCCGAGTGGCAAGCGTTCTACAACCTCAATCCATGGGGACAAGAGCGCGACGATCTGAGGGCGGGAATCATCGCAAGTACGGTAGCGAATTGCATGACGGATAAGAGCAACTGGAAGCCGTCCGATTTCATGCCGAAGTTTGGACCGCCCGAACCTGAGCCCGAGCCGCAGACGGCGGAACAAATGAAGCAAATTTGCATCCGGATGAACGCGATGATGGGCGGAAAGTTTATGTGAGGATCGTGTGCCGACAATTGCATCACTCAACGTCATGCTTACTGCGTCAATCGGCGGATTCTCCGCGACGATGAAAACCGCCGCGTCAGGGCTGAAGTCTGTCGGCAATGTGGTATCCGAAGTCAGCAGCAAAATCTTTTCATTGACCGGCGTCCTAACGGGGGTGGCATCGGCCGGGGCGCTTGTATTGCTGGTCAAAGGGTCGATGGAATCCATTGCCGCGACGGGTCGGTTATCCGACCGGCTCGGCATCGCAACCGAAAAACTAGGCGGATTGCAGTACGCGGCCAAGCTGGCGGGCGTCGAAAATGAAACCCTCACCGGTGGCCTTGAAAAGATGCTAAAAAATCTCGGCGAGGCGGCTGAGAAGAGCGGCCCGGTTGCCGCTGCTCTAGCGTCAATTGGTTTGAACGCGAAACAACTAGCGTCCATGGCCCCCGATGAAGCATTTGAGAAAATCGCGGACGGTTTGAAGTCAATAACGAATCCGGCAGAGCGCGCAGCAACCACCGTAGCGATCTTTGGCAAGTCGGGCCAAGAGTTGCTCCCCATGATGATGCAGGGATCGGAAGGCATCAAAGCCGCAGCCGCCGAAGCTGCAAAACTTGGCGTAACATTCAACCGCGTAGATGCCGCCAAGGTAGAGCTTGCGAATCAATCCATTATCAAATTGCAAAGCGTTTTGACCGGGGTAATGAACACACTGGCAATTCAGCTTTCCCCGTTCATTACCGCCGTCGCCAACAAATTCGTTGGATTTGCAACGTCCGGACGCGGAGCAACGGGGATGATCGTTAGCGGATTCGGTGCGGTGTTGAATGCTATCGCATACGTCGCGGATTATCTCTCCATCGTAGAGGCTGGCTGGCAAATGCTTCGCAGTGGCGCCAGCTTCGCGCTGGGTGGAATCGTCGATGCCATCGGGTATGTGCTGGATGCCCTCGATTGGCTATTGAAGAAATTGCATATTACGCAGACGGGCATGGGTCAGGCCGCGCACGATCTTGCAAAGGGATTTTACGATACCGGGAAAGAGGCGTTTCACAAGGCGGGTCAGGATTGGAGCGATTTTGCAACCGGGGCGAATAGCAAGGCCGCGCGCGCAGCGATGCAATCCATTGAAGATGCAAGTAACAAAGCCGCAACCGCTATCGCCGCCGATGCTGCCAAGATGAACGGCGGGGCCGATGCTGCTGAGGATTGGGCTAAGAAACTTGAGGAGGCGGCGGCGAACGCCAAAAAGGTGACGGAAACCCTTGCCGAGCTTCATAAGTCGGTTGATACGTTCGGTCAGACTTCGGCCCAAAAGAAAATCTTTGACTTGAAATCGCTCGGCGCCAGTGCATCGCAAATTGCCGAAGCCCAACAACTCATCGACAAGCTGGGTCAGCTTGAGGCCGCGAAAAAGAAAATGGAGTCACAACAATCCGCGGCTAAATCCGTCTTTGAATCGACGCGGACCCCGGTGGAGAAATACGAGCAGCAAATCGGCAAGCTATCCGATCTGCTCAACTCCGGGGCGATTGACTGGGATACCTACGGCCGCGCTGTTCAGCAAGCCCGCCAGAAACTTGAGGACGCGGCCAAGACGCAAGGCCCGCAGATCATGGAATCCGGTAGCGCTGAAGCCCAGCGATACGCCTATGACCAAAATCAGGGCCAAAGGAAAATCAATTCCAATAAGGATGAGATTTCCAAGCTCCAATACAACGAGCAGTACCAGTCGCGGTTGATCCTTCAGCGGATCGAAAACAAACTCACGGAAGATGACGCGGCGGATGATGAAACGGTAGACATTGGATGAGCGAGCGGACCCCAACAATCCCACAAAAGGTCGAACAAAAACTGTGGACGAAATACGTCCGCACGCGGAGTAGTGCCGTAGAAAATGAAATCGTCCGACTTTATCAACCATTTGTCGCCGGTGAAGCCGAAGCGCTTTGTAGGCGGCTTCCGAAACTTGTACGGCGGGATGATTTGATTGCTTATGGAACGGCCGGGCTACTGGATTCCATCCGCAAGTTTGACCCTACGGCTGGCGTCAAGTTTGCGACATTCGCTCGCCGTCGCATATTTGGCGAAATGATTGACGGGCTGCGGGAATTGGCACCGCACACCCGCGCAATAATGACCCGGCTACGGGACATTGACGCCGCGGAAAATAAGCTCTTAGGTCAACTCGGCCGACAACCGACCCATGAGGAAATCCGCAAGGCGGTCGGGCTGGATAAAAAGAGATTTGCACATGCGATGGAATGCCGCCCATGTCTAGTGAATCAATCCTTGAACGAAAGATTTGTATCGTGGGAAGGCCAATACGAGTTTGGCGATATGCTCGCCGATCCGCGCGTACATGAGCCGGGGGCGGCGATGGATGCGGCTACGATCTTCACTTGGACCCTTAACAATCGAAAATTGACCGATGCCATCATCATTGGATTTTATTTCCTGCAAGGCTTGACCCAGCGGGAAATTGGCAAGTTTCTAGGTATGACGGAATCACGCATATCTCAAAAGGTACGGGATATTGTTCGCATCCTGCGGGCTGAATTTACAAGGGGTGATTTGTGATCGTAGCCGTTGAACCAATTTGGGAACGTCGCCGCTCACAGTACCGCGTCAATAAAATGACGCATTATCTGATGTGGCTTGTGACCTCCGATGACGGCAATGACGGCCCCGCCCTGGCGATCCTGGCGGATGGAATCCCCGACCCCGGTACGGCCTTTGTCGATGCCGATGGCAACGTGGCGTATCTCTCCGGCTTGGACGTTGACCCGCGTGCCGGATCGGATCGGCATTTCGAGGTTCAAGCCGAATTTACAACCCTTGACCCGTCCGCCCCCGACGATAACCCGCTGAATCAACCGCCCGGATTTACTTGGTCATATCAGGAATCGACGGAAAATTACTTTCAGGACAATACCCCCGTAAGCGCTACTCCCCCGGGGCCGTATCAAGTGACGAATTCAGCGGGCGAAGCATTTGAACAATTCCTTCAGCGTGAAAACGGGATGCTCACGATCACGATGACCCGCAACGAAGCCACGAATAACGCGGCGGCCAATGACGCCTATTCCCATACGATCAACCAGGGGGCTGTGAGTCTTGATGGCACTTCATTCGGCGTCGGCATCCTGAAGCTATCGCCCATCGGTGCGGTGAAATCGTTTAAGACTCTGCGCGATGGAACGGCACTGACGTACTACGCGAAAACCTACGTCTTTAAGTGCAAGACGGCGGGGTGGGACGATAAACCGCTTGACGTTGGATTCAATTCTTTGGTCGGCAATACCACCACGAACACGCAATCACTCCGCAGGATCATCGACGCCAACGGCAACCCCGTGACGAAGCCGTGGCCGTTGGACGGATCGGGGAACAAAAAACCAAATGCAACCGATACCCCATTCGTGCTCGATTTCAAACCCTACAAAACTGCGGACTGGACCGCACTGGCGTTCGCATGAGCGGCGTAAACTTTACCCTTGACGCGGCCAAGCGGATCGCAGCGGTGGTGCGCAAGGTTGAGCAGACGCCGAGCAGTTTGAACGGCGCAAGCAACCCGTCATTGACCCCCGGCATGACGTTTTGGGCCGCGCTCATGGGATGCGATATTTCCGGTACGTTTTGGGATTGGACCGCCGTATCACCATGCCTTCCAAATCTTTCGTCAAGCGCTTCCATCAACGGTATCACTACAGGTACATGGCAGTTTGCCGATCCTTACGTCTACGGCTTCGGCAATGCCCGCGAAGCAAATCGCAACGTGGGTTTCAATCCGGGTACAGTTGTCTTGATGCAATTCGTCGGCTACGGGATTGCCCAGCCCTTTGACGGAACGATTATCACAGGCACCGTGACGCTGGCCGGTGGTACTCCCGCTCAAGT